ATGTATGTGACACAAGACCTGTACGTACAGCCAAACGTGCAGTGTTAAAAATACAACCAAGTATGGTGGTATATGATACCGTAAACAGACCATACCTATATGCAGAAGGAGCAAAATCATGACCAAGAAAAAAACACCAGAGAAACTAACATACCTACTTGAAGAAGACAAAGCACTAGAAATACTTGCGTTGTATAATGCGCTAGACACTATGCTAGATGATGCAGCAGAAATGTTTGACGTAAACTTGAGTACGTTATCAGACTTACGACACAAGGCTTACATACTACGAGAAACCTTTAACTTTAAACCACAAAAACATGATGAATATGAGGACAGACCTGCACATTGGAAGCCGTGTGTATTACCTAATGATGATCGTGCATGGAGTTACAAAGGAATGGTTGGATGAAAGTAATGGGTTACGATGTAACCATTGATATTGATGGTGTGGATAGTGTCGTTGAGTTAGATGACCTCTATCCCACCGTTGATGATTGGCATAGCGCAACTGAATTGGCATTACACATGGCAAGGCATTATTATCCAGACGCAACCAACATATCATTCGTAGAATGTGGTGAGTTTGAGATGGAAGAATACAAAGACTATGGGTACATCTTTTCTGCACCAGTTGCCTTGCAATGATGCACCTGTTTACCATACCTATGGCTGCATACTTTGCCATGATGTTTACAGTTGCTATTGCAGCAAACGTAGGGTATGACGTAAAGTCTATTGAAACAGAGACATTGTTTGTTGTGTATATACAACTGTATATATTCATATGGATGTTTCGCAAACTGAAAGGAGTTATTTATGGACGCAAGGATCAAACTGACTAAGACGATGCTAGACAAAAGCATCATAGACGCCAACAAGACTGTGCAAAGTTTTTTGCTAGAGGACTTTGGTATGGACTACACAGATAGGTTTTTTACTGAAACGATCTTCAACGCTGAAAAAGATAAGTGGGAACGTAACAAGTTTACTGTTATTGGCGAGTACATTGATGGCACAGAAGCCAACATCACATTTTATCGTAGTGGTAAACGTGGTGACAAACGCATTAGCATACAAAAGCTAAAGCAATATGCTGATGCAGGTAATGAAGTACGCCTCATCTCAAACAGTGAAAGCGATGGAGATGGTACACGTATATTCATATCAGTCTACACATCAGGATCAGAAGCCGATGCCGCATGATGACCCGTGTGACGATTGGTCAGACAACCCTATACCTAAACCAAAGGAGAAACCATGAACAGATATTATGTAGAGTTTGATAGTAATGTTATGGGTGGCGGTTGCTACCTGTATATAATGGCTTACAGTGAGGATCATGTAAAAAATATTTTTGATGATTATAATCTAGTAGCAATAGATCAGACAGATTAGGAGAAAACATGAACCGATTTCTTATCAACTATTCACCTGAGTTGTGTGCTCGTGATATGTGTGACAAACATGTGGTCAAGATGCCACTAGAAGAAGCACAAATGCTATGCACCACCGTCAGGTTACATGCACCAGAGTATGCAGAAGAGGCAGGACTGTATCGTGCCGTACACCAGAAGCATCCATGCACTATCTGGGCAGGGCAATCTCGTGCTAACTATCTGTATTCATTGGATATGTTTCGTGAGATGTGCCGTGAATACACACACAGATACGGCAAGGTACATGCCTCATGGCGTTTGTATGATGCACTTGTAGACGCTGCACAGTATGTGCCTGATGGTAATATCACCCCACACCCTGAGTGTTTCAGTGAACACACTGACCTCAAGTCAGGTAAACCGTGGCCTATCCAAAGCTATCGCAAGTTCTATATGACCAAGCAGAAACGTTTCAAGATGGTGTGGACTAGACGTGATATGCCCGAATGGTTTGTGCCTATGGGTGTAGAGCAAGATCAATCATCACATGTATTAGCACACTGGTTTTGGGAGAGTGAAAATGCCTAAGTTTGAACAAGTATTTGCTACCATATCTGGACACTTTCTGACGCAAGCACTGCCCAATAACTGGCAGGACTTTGAAGATGAATACCTAGAGGAATGGTTTACTGAGTGTGCCACGGACACGTATGAGTATTTTGATTGGGATGAGGTATACAAGATGATTTCTAATCTAACATATACAGTAATGGAGTTATATAATGATTGAAGCAATCCTAACATGCCTTGCACTAAACGTGTACTACGAGGCACGTAGTGAGCCGATGGTGGGGCAGTATGCTGTAGCTCATGTTGTGCTCAATCGTGTAGCCAATGAATCATTCCCTGATGATGCATGTAAGGTGGTCAAGCAGGGGTATAGCAAGGGCTTGGGCAAGTGCCAGTTCTCGTGGTACTGTGATGGCAAGTCTGATGTACCTAAAGATGACTTGTCATGGCTATATGCTAGGGTAGTTGCATACAATGTGTTGTATGACTATCACAAAGATAACACTGATGGTGCGACACATTACCACGCTAACTATGTTAGACCGTGGTGGAGTAAACACTATGACAAAACTGTGACACATGGATCACACATCTTTTACAAGTAAAGAAATGTCTGGACAATACTATACAACTATGGCAGAGTTGCCACAATAACAACTGAAAAGGAGACACATGAAAAAATCACTGGAACTAAAGTTGCTTAAAATGTGCGAGGAAATACTGCCTAGCACACGTATGGCAAACAACCGCAAACTAAAAGAACTACTAGAAGAAATCCGCAACAGCTTAGAAGGAGATAAGTAATGCCATTTGATATACACAACACATTCGACATTCCAACAAAACTAGACTTTGACGTTGAGTTTGAACCTACTAAAGTAGATGACAAGAAGTACGTCATCAACGGTGATACAGGTGAGTACATTGGTATCGTGGGTAAGGGGTTTACCTGTGCATCACACGGTGACTTCTACCGTGGTGTCATGGACACACTGACAGAGAACCTTGAACCATCAGAGATGACCAATGCCAAGTACAACTGGCGTACTGCACGAGGTGGCGCATGGTCTATGTTAGACATCACACTGCCTGACATGCAGGTAGAGATTGCCACAGACAAGCACACAACTACGCTTGGCAACCGTATCATCTCACTGCATGGCATTGATGGTTCGTGCAGCAACCAAGTGTACTTTGGTCAGATTGATTTCTTCTGCACAAACGGCATGATACGTGGTGAATACGACAAGGTGCGTAAGAAGAACACATCTAACTTTACGTTAGAAGGTTTCATCTACGAGTTAAATCGTGCAAGACGTGACTTCTACCAAGAGACTGCCAAGATGCAGGTGTGGGCTGAGACTGACCTCAAATACGTAAACGTACAGTCGTTGCTTGAGGACATGATTACATCTAAGCGTAAGTCTGAAAAAATGTACGAGTTGTATTGCCATGAGGCTTCACAACGTGGTCACAACAAGTGGGCATTGTACTCTGCGTTCACAAACTATGCATCGTATGCTGATGAACGTAATGGGTTTAGCCTACGTAACACTGGCAATGACACACAAGCCATCAGCATGTTCAGTCGTGAGCAAGAGGTGAGCAAGTGGGTATCTGATCAACGCTTTGTAGAATTGGAGGCAGCATAATGACTGAACTAAAAGAAAAGTTTAATGAATGGAATGTAGAAAATCCTGAAGTGTATGAATTGTTTAAGAGGTTTACCTTTGAAGCAATTAACAAAGGACATACTAAATTATCTGCATGGATGATTGCTAATCGTATACGATGGGAAACATCTATTGTAACAACAGGTAACGATTACAAAATAAGCAATGACTTTATTGCGCTCTTTGCACGTAAGTTTATGGAAGATTTCCCACTGCACGATGGGTTTTTTAGAACAAAACAAATGAAGAGAGCGTAATGAAATCGTTACCAAGATATGTACAGCAACGGGTGTCACCTTCGGGTGACATCTCATACCGTTTCAATCCACCACAGACACTGGTAGATGCAGGTGTCGTGGAGCGTGATGAGTTGGGCAACGATGCCAGACAAGCACGTAAGCAAGCAAAGGAATTAAATGACACGATTGATATATGGCGTGAAGAACAAGCTAAAGTTGTAGGATTGAAGCCGAGCAGCAGGGTCACAGACTTGATCAACTTTTACTATCAATCCAATGATTTCAATATGTTACGTGACACAACTAAGGTAGATTACAGGTACTTTCTGACCATATTACACCAGACAATTGGGTGTCGTAAGTACAAGGATGTTACACCTAAAGTTGCAAAGGCTGCATACGAGGGCTGGGTCAAACGTGGCATCAGCTTTGCTAATCATGCGGCTACCTGTGCAAGCAGAGTGTACAACTACGCTATACAAATGGAACATGCAGAGCAAAACCCATTTAACAAGATAAAGCGTAAGACAACTAAGCAGCGTAAGATGGTGTGGTCACATGGTGAGGTGAACAAGTTTCTTGATGTGGCATACAGCGACTTTGACTACAGGAATGTGGGATTGATTGTACACATGGCATACGAGTGGTGTCAGCGTCTGGGTGACATGCGTATGCTTGAGTGGTCTAACCTTGACTTGGATAAGCAACAGCTTACATTAGAGCAGAGTAAGCGTAGGGCTGATGTGTTTCTTCCTATCTCTGATAACCTAGCTGAGATGCTGCGTGAGCACAAAGCAGACTTTGGTTTTCAGCAGTGGGTAGTGCCACATCCCGTACCTGTTAAGGGTGTGTATAAACCATATGCAATGGAGAGACTATCTAAGGTTGGGCGAAAGATCATGCGGTTAGCAAAGCTACCTGAAGAGCTACGTCTTATGGACATAAGGAGAACTGGTATAACACAAATGATAGACAAGGGTGTACCATTGCCACAAATCATGGCTGTATCAGGCCATACACATGTGTCTTCTGTGAAACCATATCACAAGCATACTTACGAAAGTGCAAATAGTGCCTTGACACAGAGAGATATAACTGTACAATCGACTGTAGGGAGTAACAATAAAGGTGATACATTATGAGTGTATATAATATTATAAATAATATGACACTGGCAAATGGTGAAACCAAACGTATGAATTGTCCTACATGTAATGGGTACAAGACATTCACCGTAACAAACAACATGGGTTCTATGGTGTGGAATTGTTACAAAGCTAGTTGCCCAGAGTCGGGTGGTACTCGTGTACATCTAAGTGCGGAAGACATACGCAAGTCTCTAGGCAGTGTTGCAGAGGAGACACACGCAGTAAAATTCGACAAGCCTGACTTCCTTGTGCAAGATCACTTCAAGATTGCAGACTTCTGTGAGCAATGGCAGCTTGACCCCAATGCTTTGGGGTTGTTGTACGATGTGAAGGAAGATCGTGTGGTGTTCCCTATTATGCAGGGCAATGTTATGGTGGATGCAAGTGGCAGAAGCCTCACAAAAAGATTACCAAAGTGGAAACGATATGGAAAAAGTGTATTGCCATACGTGTCTGGACGTGGTAAAACTGCTGTAGTCGTTGAGGACTGTATAAGTGCAGCCATTGTGGGTGCGACAGGCAGTTCTGGATGCTCAGAGAGTGGCGTATATGTCGGGGTCGCAGTGTTGGGTACGTCACTCTCTGAGGCACATAGGGAGTACTTAACTCAGTTCTCTACGGTAGTAATTGCATTAGACCCTGACGCATTACCCAAGACACTACAGATTGCAAAAGAATTACGTGGGTATGTAGACAACGTTAAAGTTCTACGGCTCACAGACGATATTAAATATCGCAACCCGACTGACTTTGAAAACTTAACAACACTAGGAGCATAATATGGAATTATCGTTAATACGTAGTCTGATGGACAAAGAGTTCTACGATGATCATCGTGGTGCTAAATGCCCAGACAGACTATTCAGTAAAGATGTACGAAAGATCAAGCAGTCTATTGACACTGCTATGGATCGCTATGAGCGTACAGTCACACCAGATGAGATTGAAGCCTTGTTCATGGCTAACAATCCCACACTAACCACAGCACAGAAACAGGCATACAGCCACCTGTTCCATCAGGTAAAGAAAGAAACGCCTATGGGTGGTGACGTAGCACAAGAGGTGTTATCCAAACTATTCCAACAAGTAGTTGGTGAGGACATTGCTAACCTTGGCTTTGATTATGTCAACGGTACTAAGGTTAGCCTTGAGCCATTGCGTAACATGCTTGAACAGTATGGTGATGACTTCACGCCTAACCTGAAAGTAGAATGGGAAGATATTAGTCTTGATACTATCCTTGCCATGACTGACCTTGAGTCGCAGTGGACATTCAACATACCTACGTTGACACGTAAGGTTGAGGGCATCAATGCAGGTCACTTGATTGAGGTAGGCGCAAGACCAAACACAGGTAAGACTTCTTTTCATGCGTCACTTGTAGCAGGGCCACAAGGCTTTGCA